AGATCGGGATGAGGATAAAGAACACATCGTCGCCCGATGCGTTGTGTCCATACTTCGTGTTCTTGTATCTGCCGCCTACTGGCATGACTCGTCCTCCTGTTGGAAGCAGTCCCAACCGTGGTTCTTCGCAATATCAAACGCATCGAGCGGCACATCGCGGGATACCCGCCCGCAATACATTCGCCTCGCCTCATCGCGCTCCGCTTTGAGTTTGCCGGCCTCGATCTTCCACTGATCGCGCTGGAAGATCAACTCGTCCACCGATTGTGCCAGCCGTGAGAATGGGTCATCACTCATCGTCGTCGCTCCTTTCCGGGGTCTCGTCCGCGTACATCTCATGGGCGCAGCCGCCACAGTAGTCCACATCCGACAGCACCTCGCCGATGCGAGCGTGCTGCCACACCTGTCCGCACATCCGGCAGTAGCAGTGCCGGGTGGGCTTGTTGAGTTCGGGCCTTGGGTCGTGTGTCATTGGTCTTTCCTGATTCTCTTGAGTTGTTGAACTGGGTCTTCCACTCGCCGCCGCTGCTCATTCACTCTACGCGCTGCGGCTGCGCGTCGAGTCGAAACACTCTCCATCCTGACACGTTCTGACTCCAGCCGGGGATGGACCAGCAGGCCGTCGTGATCTTCAAACCGGCAACGCAACACCTTCCACATGGCCTGCGTCAGGTCTCCGCAGATCCGCTTCGCCGCCTCGTAGTCGTCCGGGATTCCGCCGTTCGACCACTGGAAGCACAGCAGCCTGATGTAGCAGCCAACCTCCGCGCTGCTCATCGCCATCGTCGCCGACACGAAATCTTGCGTGTACATGGGGAACCACGGGGCTTTCCTCACACCAGCCTCCAGATGCGGATCTCCCGCGCCCGGGCCGCTGTCCGCTCTGACCGAACGCGCTTGCCGGTGTCCGACCACATCGAGCCTCGGAACACGGCTCCTGCCGCGTTCTCCAGCGCCGATGGGTCGATGCCGTCGTCCTCCATACGCCTCTTGACATCGTCAATGCTGGCCTCCCGGCTTGAGCGGGACTGGGCCACGGCAACCGCCGCGACCCTAGCCCGCTCCAGCAGGTCAGCCCGGGGGATCGAGGCCAGCGCGATCCCTCGATCGCGCCGGCGCTCTCCCTCGGAGAGATCCCACAGGTTGTCAGCCACGCTTGACCTCGACGATCTTCGGGAACTTGCTGCTGGTGTCCACGATCACTCCGATGGTCGAGCGGTCGCGGTGTGCAGCCTTGATCACGTCGAACAGGTCGGTGTCCCAGCAGGTCAGGCGCTGGTCGTCGGCGGTCTTGACGGCGAGGTAAGGGCTGGCCGTCTTACCCTGACTCTGCTTCTCGTCGCAGAACCGGACCTGAATCCAGATCCACTCCCCATGCTGGTCTGCCTCCGCAGCGGGTGCCGCAGCGGGTGCAGGAGCCGGGGCCGGGGCCGGCTTGGGTGCCGGAGGGGTCTGGCTGGGGTGCGGCTCCGGCTCACGCTCGGGAGCGCGTGGCTGGAACGTGCGAGCCGGTGCCGACTGGCTGGGGTGCGGCTCGTACCGCGCCTGCTGGCGGGTCGGTGCCACGACTTCCTCGCCGTCGAGGTCGTCTTCCCCAGTGATCGAGACCATGCTCGCCAAGGTGTAGCGACGCAGGTACGAGCAGATCGATCCGAACTGCTGGATCGTGCAGCGTTCCGGTCGCGGCTCCGTAGCCGACTCCTCGATCCACTCGCCGCTCTTGTGCGCGATGCGCGTGGTGACGGTGATGGTCCCGGTGTCACTGCTGATCGGCTGCATGATGAACAGCCCCTCCGCAGCGAACGGCAACCGGATCGCATCGAGGTGAGCCGCCAGCGTGGCGTACCTCGACTTGAAGTGCGGGTTCACCTTGTCGAACGCCGGGTTGGTGATGCTCTTCTGCGCGGCAGCGAGAGCGGTGATGAGCGAGCCGATGGTTTCAGATGTCTTCATGTGCTTGTTCCTTTCGTATCAGACTTCGTCCTCAAGGGCCGCCATGGCCCACGTCGGCACCTTGATGGTGTGCCGCCCCCATGTTGCAGCCGGAGGAACGTCCGCCAGCGATGCCTTGTACTCGACGAGCAGGTCGTCGATCTGCCTGTCGAACAGGTGAATCACAGCCTCGTCGAGGTCGTACACGCCGGTGACGTGCGGCTCGTCCTTCTCGACCACGATGAACGTGAAGCCAGTCGGGTTCATGCCGCAAGCCCGCGCCATGCGGGTGTACCAAGCCGCCTGCAATCCGTAGCCGTAGTTCCACACGGTGCGCTGGAAGTCACGCGGACTGCCGACGGTAGCCGTGGTCTTCACGTCGATGATCTGTCCCTCGTTCCACCAGTCGAAACGAGCCTTCGACGCGACGCCGTTGATCTCGGAGAAGAGGCTGATTTCTGGCCAGCCATTCTCCAACAGACCGGTAGCGCGAACAGCCTGCGCCATGTTGTCGCACTGGTCCCACTCCTCGGTGCTGATGAGGGTGCGGTTGCCGGCCTGCAACAGAGCCTGCTCGTAGAGTTCCTTGCCGGCCTTCGTGCGGCGATCGCAGTCCGGCGCTGGCGTGAAGTTTGCTCGGACGAGATCAGGGGTAAGCGCCATGCAGTGCAACAGGCGCCCGACCCGGAACGCAGCGGTGTCAGCCGGCGGGTTCTCGCGCTCCCAACGCAGGTGCGCCGCAGTCTTGGTGAGCAGGGTCTTCAGGCGGGAGGCAGAGGCACCAGCAGTCTGGTGGTACTCGCGCTCACTCATATCGTGCAGGATTCGTGACGGTGATGCTGTCGGGGTTGTCGTCATTCTTCGGTTCCTCGGTGATTGAAAGGATGTTGTTGTTCTCATCCATGCGGATGACGGTGTTGCCAAGTCGAACGTAGCCAACGTCGGTCAGTGACGTTGGAAGTTTCTGTCGGTGATGCTCGATGATGAAGTGAAGGATCAGGAGCATCGACCATCCGGTATTGGCTTGGATGGTCTGGAGAGTGTCGTAGTCACTCTTGCGAATCGTGAGAGTGCGATACCTCTCCGAACGCGGAGGGCGTGGTCGTTTCTTGCGTGGCATAGATCTCCGTTCTGCGAGCGAACCACACAATGTGGTCCGATGCAGGAACAGTACTGCACGAACAGTATGCTGTCAAGTCACTGTGTTTGTAGTGCTTTCAGCGCCCTGATCTCGGCTTGCACCTCGCGCAGACGCTGCTCCTCGGCGGGGGTCAGGCCGACCGACTGCTTGCGAGCCAGCAGGATCTTGCGGATGGAGTCCGGCGTGGCGATGGTCTTCTCGACATCGCGAGAGATCGACTCGATCGGCATCGTCACCGGGATGCCGGCCATCATCGCGAGATCGCCAGCCATCGCGCCGTAGTCGCCCATCGATGCACTGCGGATCACCTCGTTGGCAACTTGCAGCGGCATCAACTGGATGGTCTGGTCAGGCGCGTAACCGTCACTCATCGCACGGTAGGCCGTGTAGATGTCGCCGGCAATGATGCCAGCGTAACCGCCGGCGCTCGCGACCAGTTCGTTGGCGATGCGCCGCATCGCGCCCTCGCGCTGCTTCTCCATGAGCGCACGCTTGAGCAGTTCGTCGTCCTCGTCCTCGCTCGCAACGAGTCCCGTGGCAATCGCCGCGAGGCCAAGGCTCAACGGGTTCGCGGCTGCACTCCACAGCATGTTCGCGCCAATGGCGAACGCGGTACGTCCAGCGTTCTGCGGGTTCAGCGTTGCGCGACGAGCCTGATTCCAGCCCTTGAGCGGATCGCTGGAGAACGGGAACAGCAGGCGACCATAGCCCTTGGAGAACTTCTGCTCGGCGGCAAACACCGTGTCGTCCAGCGGATCGCTGACGTTCTGCGTGCGGCGGAACGCCTGCTCGGCCATCACGCACGCCGATGCGTGCGCTTCGTCCTCGGCCATCGACGGGTCGGTCCTCGACAGAGACTGACGCGCAGTCATGTACGCGGCCAGCATGACCTGACGGTCGATGCCGCGCAGGGCGAAGTCAACCGACCGCAGGATCGTGAGCGCATTCGTGCGGCCAGCAGAGAGGTCCGCCAACATGCGCTGGATGTTCCCCTGCGTGGCCTCATCCACAGCCGAACGCAGGTTAGAAGCCAAAGACCGCAGCATCGACGCGATGCGTTCACGGTTCTGACGGGGATCACCGATGACACCTGCGAACAACCCGACCTGCGAACGGCGGTGGCGGTCGAAGAAGTACCCGCTGGTCTCCTCGATCCGATCGATCATAGCGGTACGCTGCGACGGAGCCAAGGCGATGGAGCGCCGGCTGCCGGCTGCCCAGTCTCCAGTATCGAACTCGCTGGCGAGGCGGAAGATGCCGCCCAACTGACGGAACCATGTCTTCGGGTTCAGCATCAGAAGAGCGCCGCTGATGTTCCCGTTGATACGGTCGATCAGGTCGCCGGTCGGGCGACCGCTCAACCCGACAGCGTTGAACACGACCTTACGCATCTGGTCGTTGAACTTGCTGCCGAAACGGGACTCCATCGCGTCCTTCACGCCGGCAGACCGCAGCACGGTGATGCTGTGGCGCAGCGGCTCGCTCATGTGGATCAACCGGAGACCCTCATCGACGTGGCCGTCGATCGTGCGGACGAGGTCGTCAACCACCAGCGGGCTGGTGCTAGCGACGCGGCGCTGGAGGAACCCGGCGTTGTCGAGCATCGTCATCACGACGTTGCCGGGGTTGGAGTTCACGTCAACCGTATCACCGGCGATTGCATCACTCAGCCGTCGGCGCGGGTAGTAGCCCGGGACAGCCTCGGGCATACGACCGTTGATACGGTACGCCACCTCAAACGAACGCTCGCGAATCTCGGTGTCGATCAGACCCTTGAGTCCATCGATAAGCGCCAACTGGCCGGGTGACAACCGGCCACGCAGGGCCAAGACTTCCTGCCGGGTCACAGGAATCGGCAACTTGCCACCGTCACGACTGAACGTGATCGGGCTACCCGGCTGCGCGGGATCGTTCTCGTCGGCCAGCAGCGCGAGCGTGGTGTCGTCCATCGCAGCAAGAGACATGGCCTCGCCGATCGTGATACGGCGAGCGGTCCCGCCAAGCACCACGTCGATGACATCGGCGGCGGCAGTGCCACCGTAGCCGGCACCTCGCTGGACGTAGTCGTCTATGCCAGTGAACCCAGCCTGACGAAGCAGGCCGTCGATCTGCTGGTCAATGCGACGGCGATCGTTGTACATGGCATCCTTGCCGGCTGACAGCCGGTGGATGATGTCGTGGATCGGGCCGTCGATCGCCCCGTCAATGAGAGCAGCGATCGTGTGGATGTCGCTGTTCTTGATCGCCAGCGCACCGACCATTCCGGCGGTACGCCCCTCGCTCCACAGCCTCGACGGAGGGAGTTCGGGCATCTGGCTGATGTTCCCGGCGAGAGCCTCTGCCGCGTCGGCGTAGCCCTCGCGGCGCATCTCGCGATCGGCACGCCAGTTCTCGCGCTCCTGCTCGTACATGCCACGCGCCTGTGCAGCCAACTGGTTGGCAGCAGCGATGCGCTGGCTCATGTCGTTCACGTCGGTGTACTGCATCAGGCGCTGGCCGCCCAGCAGTGCCATGCCGGCGCGAACGATCGGCAGGATCTGGTCGCGCAGTTCGTTGGTCATGCCGGTCTGTGGGCTGGCATATCGACGCTCCAGCCGGCGCAGCCGGTTGAAGGACGATCGGGCCTCGTACCGTGCAAGGTCGCGCACGACGGCGTCGCTGATGCGAAGAACCCCAACGGCAGACCGGACTGACGCGATGCGATTCAGGTACTTGCCGCGCATGTTCGCCGGCAACAGGCGCACGGCGTCGGCTGCTTCGCGCTTCAGCGCCGTCAGTTCGCGACGAGCAAACTCGTAACCAGTGCGGCTGCCGGCGGCCTCGCGGCGCAGCATCTCGCGCAGCGCACGGCGCATCAGTTGGTCGGAGTCCTCGTCGGCGCTCTGGCGCATCGCCTCGACGGCAGCCATGATCCGACCGATGCGGGCCTGCATTCGGCCAGCAAGAGCGGTTCGCTTGGCACGCTCGCGCAGTCGGTCCTCCTTGCGGCGAGCGCGAACTTCCTCTCTGGCACGCTGGAGCCGCTCGACCTGCTCTTCGGCAGACATCAGGCCGGGGAGCAACTCCTGTCGCCCACGGGCTACACCGGCCTGCTGGCCGGCTCGACGGCCCATGCCATACGCGAGATCGATACGGCGCTGGCCGGGATCACGGGCGTAGAGAATCGACGGCTCGGACGGGTCGAACCGCTTCGACAGCGGCACGGCGTTTCCGGATTCGTCGCGGGTGACGGGGTCGGCTGATGCAAACTCCATTGCCGATGGATTTCGTATTGCTAGTGACGTGTCTTGTCCATTTGGTTCAATCACACGGACAGCGTCATAGCCTTTCAACAGAACGCTGTTTCTCCAACTTTCTTGATATTCCTGCCACGGAATTGTTTGTTCATACACGCGAAGAGGCTTGGTAAATCGAACTAGCGAGACAACGCCGTCAGAGTGTTGATTCGCAAACTGCTGCGCTTGCTCTCGCGATTGAGAAACAAATGTTTCCGTAGAACCTTGTGGCCGACCGCGCTTGTGACCGCGGAACATCATTCCATTTGTTGCGGCCGCCTCGTCCACCATCCGCTGCGCGGTCGCCATGTCGCCTCGCTCGACGGCGGCGAGGTAGTCGGCGTCGGACGCAACGGCTGCCGGCTGGCGGGCGGAAAGGACGGTTATGTCTCTGGCTTCTACATCGTTGCCATCGAATACCAACTCCTCCTCCTCTTCCTTGCCACGCATGACAATCATCGACGGGGTTGCCTCAAATGAAACAACTACGCGATTCTTGTCAGCGACCGCCGCGAGTTTGGTCATCGACCTAGCGCGGCTCTCGCTTAGGCTCCCACTCATTGGTCCAACGTCTGATCCAGAAACCCACTCCCTGAGTTGATCTGGCGACATAGACCTGTACAGAGTGAATGAATCTCCAAGAACACTACGAATAGCGTCCTGAATTATTCTCCGATCAGAATCGTAGTCTTCAGTGAAGAACACATTGAACTTCGCTTCTGGATCGCCAAGGTCGGCAATACCTCCAGCGTGAGCGTCCTCAAATGCAGCAGTGGCTGGAGAAACCTGAGCCTTCCAAATCGCTGATGAATCAACAGAACGCGCCGGCTGGCGGGCGGACACCACCGATGGCTGCGGAGTCACGCCACCGCCGGGGCCGGTCGGCTCCGGCATGTCGGGTACGCGGCCTTCTTCCCAAGTGAACGCCGGCATAAGGCCGCTTTTCTGCGGGGCAAACACCGTGTCCTGCACCGCAGCGGTTCGGTTGCGCTCGCCGTATGGGCCGAAGTTGAGCCAACTGTTCTGGCCGCGAGTCTCCGATGTCAGGGCAGCAACAGCACTACCGGTGAACAAGCGGACGTGCGCCTGCCATGCGTTCTCCTCGCCGTCTGCGCGGAAGCCGGCACCCTCCATGCTGTGGCCGAACGCATCATGCACAGCGCGGAACAGGTCGTTCGCCAACACGCGGCGCGTGGGACCGTCTGGCGTTCCATACGCCCAGCGCAAGCCGGTGTCTGCCAGCAGCGGGTTGTCGCTGACATCGAGAGGCTCGGTGCCGAATCCAGCCTCCGTGGCGAACACAGCCATGCGCTGGTTCGCACGCAGGTCTCGGAGCGCACGCCACGGCTTACCGTCGTAGGGGTCGGTGGTCTCGTCGTAGAAGTAGAACTGGTAGCCGGCTTCCTCAAGCGCACGGTACTGGGCGAGCGTCTGGTCGATCAGGTTCTGGTACGCCTCGACGACAGCCGGGTCAGTCGGAGCGTGAGGCATCGCGTCATACGCATCGGCAATGCGCCGCGCCCGATCCTCGTCAACCGTGGCGTAGTACGCCTGCCGGCGGAGGTTTATGCCATTGGCTTGGGCGTAACGCTCGGCGACTGCGACGATCCTTGGATCTGGTCCGGTCGCGCCTTCGACAACTGGCGCACCTTCAAGCGGCGTAGTTGCTCCAATCGCTCGGACCCCTCCTCGGTCTCCGGCGATTCGCTCTCCGACATCTCGGGCTGACTGGACTTGGACCGCAGCGCCCGCATCTGTTCCACCAGATACTCGTCCTGCTCCTGCTGCTCGCTTTGCGGATATGTCATCGTCGATTCCCTTCGTTGCTGCTGAGATAGCAGTATCGCTCACGCCAAGACCCTTGGCAAGTTCGATGGCTGCGGTTTCGTAATCCGGTGCGCCGGCTTCGTACTCAAGACCCTCGCTCTTCTCCTTGGTCTTGCTGGCGTCGTACAGGCGCTTCTCTGGATACCAGATAACAGCCTGAAGATCGGCCATCGTCAGGTCCGGGTAATCCTGACGCAACTCGTCGAGAGCATCTGCGAAGATCGCACGCAGGCGGTTGCGCTCGGCAGGACCGTCCGGGATCTCCTTCTGGCCGTCCTTCGCAGTCCACAGGCCATTGGCGATCTTGCGGATCTCGTTGCCGTAGGCTTCGCGAACGGTCCCTTCCTTGGCCTTGCCAAGGATCGGCAGCAGAGCAGACGCATCCCCGATCGAGAACAACGTGTTGAAGACGTTGCGAGTCGCCTTGTCGGTGACGTGCTTCTTGATCGCCTCAGCAATCTTGTCCGTCATGTCGTTCGACATGGCGAACTCTGCCGGCTGACCATCGACAGCATCGGCCAACTTGAGTTTGGGTGCCTTGACACCAATGGTCGAGAACAGTTCCGCACGCTGTTCGTCGCTCATCACCGCGAGAATGCGACGCAACTGCGTCCGGCGCTTGGCAACAACCTCTGGCTTCGGAATGATCAGCGTCCCGGTCAGGCGGCCAATCGTCCGCATGAACCATCGGTCCATCGTCAACTGTTCAAAGTTGCCGTACAGGTTCGCGAAGAACCCATTGCCGATCTTTGGACCAACAACCGAAGCGCCGTACAGGATGGTGTCAACGTACTCACCACCCGGCTTGACCCCCGTGTAATTCCTGATCTCGCGCACCGTGTGCTTCGTAGACATGAACCGCTCGACATCCTCGATGCCATACTTGGCGACGAGGTCGTTGAACAGTTCCATCGCTTCGTTGATCGCCTCGGAAGGAGTGCCGGTCCCCTGATCGATCGGGAGACTTCCGTTCTCCTTGTAGAAGCGATACGCACGCTCTGCCGCCTTGAAGTTGTCGGTGACCTTGGCACCGTTGCTGGTGACGGCAAGCGCCCACTTGAAGGCGAACTGCGCCATCTTGTCTTCGGCGAGTTCCGGGTGGATCAGGCTGACGACAGCGAGAGCCTTGCGGACCTTCTCGTCGTACCAGCCGACAGCGTTCGCAGACTGAGACAGTGCGCGACGAACCTCGCGGACCACCATGCGGGAGACGTAGTCGTTGACTCGCTCGCTGTCCTTGGTGAGGTCGATCCCCTCCTTGGAAGCAACGGCCTTGACCATCTTCTGCAATGCGCCCTTGAAGAGTTTCTGGTTATTCCACTTCTGGGAGTTCGCCAGTTCCAATGCGCTTTCGATGAAAGCAGCGCCGTCAATGGTTGACGGCACAGCCTTGCCACGGGCGAACAGAACCACGTCGTCGCCAACCGTGCGGCGGGCCTTACGGCGCACCTTCTTAGCGAGTTCACGCTGCTCCGGCGTGACCGTGACTGGCTTGCCGTCTGGCAGGGTTGCGCCCTCGTCGGCGAGAGCAGTCTGATTCAGCAGCGACAGAACCTCCTCTCGGCTGACGCCGTCGAACGAGTACGGGCGACCAGCGGCTTCGTCCTCGCGCTTCACCTCGGCAAGCGCAAGGTCGATCGCGGAAACAGCATCGCGGTAGCCCTGCGGCCCAAGCGTGGACACGGCGCGAGTCATCGCGGCCTCCGACTCTGGCGTGACCGGTCCGATGATGTCGCGGGCGGTCGGCTGAACCCTGAGACCGTCGCTGTTCAAGATGTCGCGCAGGCGGGTGTCGCGGTCAACTTGGCCTGCCGGCTGGGCAGGCGCTGGGGCAGGAGCGGGCGCGGGAGCCGGAGCAGGTGCCGTGGCGGGCGCAGGTTGACCAGCAGCCGGGGCCGGAGCCGGAGCCGCAGGTGTTGCGGCAGCAGGCGCAGGCGCGGGCTGAGGGGTGGGCGTCGCAGTGGACGCGGGGGCCGGCTGGGCCGGTTGCGGCTGGGACATGGCCGCCTCCCGTGCGGCACGCATGACCTCAAGGCCACGCTGCGCGGCCTCGATCGTGAACCCGAACTTGCCCGGGCTGTACGCCTTGTTGTTCTTGGCCGCCTCTTGCAGGCCACGGTACAACTTGAGCGCACTCATCGCCGAACGACCACGGACGCCAGCGCGGATCAACATCTGGTTGAACCAGCCGGGTACGGCGTCGCCACGGAACAGAGCCTCCGTTCCGTTCTGGATCAACTGGGCGACGCCCTCGACCTCGGCCATCGTGCCAGCCATGCGCTGTTCGATCTGGTCAACCGCTTCGGTGGACCCGGCCTTGCCCTGCGACTGGGCAATGATCTCGGCAATCGAACGCCGGACGACCGGGTCGATGCCGGCCTGCTGCGACCAGTAGTTGGTAGCGGCCTCGATCATCGTCGCATCGTCTACGGTGCTGCGAAGGGCAGCCCACAGACCACTGTCGCTGAACTGCGCCCAGTGCGTGATCTCATGGAACGCGAGTCCCATGATGCCAGCGAACGTGCTGTTGCCATCGGCGCGAAGGAACACCGTGTCCGGCGTCTGGCCGCTGAAGAATGCAGGCTTTGCATCAGTGCCGTCGTACCACTGAACCTTGAAGCCCAACTTCTCGATCTGTGCCTGCGCTGCCTTCTGCTGATTCGTCGCAGCAGACGCCGGCTGGTAGTTCATGCCAGCGAGGATGTCGGTAGCGGACATCTGGCTCGTCGGGCGGGCGCTCGACGCAATGCTCGCAGCACTGAGATAGTTCAGTTGCGACGCTGAGTAATCGGCAGCCGTTGTCGCGGCAACCCGCCGCGCATTCTCCAGTGCTGCCTCCAGCGTAGATACTTCGCCTTCGAGAGCCTGAGTGCGCTGCTGATCCTTGCCTCGGCGTGATCGCTCCAGTTCCTTGCGCTTCTGCGTGACTTCCGCGCTGGCATTGGCTACCGCCTCCTTGGATCGTGCGAGGTCAGCGCCTGCCTGCATCAGAGCCTGCTGGGATCGCTGCTCTTCTGCAAGACGTTCCTGCGGCGTCATCGCGTCGAGAGCGGCTGCACGCTGCGGGAGAATCTCGCGGATGTAGTCGGGATCAGCGTACTTGCTGCCGGCCTCGCGAAGCAGACGGTTGGTCTCGCGGCGCTTGGACAGTTCGACCGGGATGTTGACCGCGCCAGCGCCGAAGCCGCCGAACCCGCCGTAGAGAGCGTCCGTCGCAGCCTGCGAGAACACATCTCCCCACGACTCGACTTTCATTCCAGTCAGTTCGGTCGCCTTGACTCCAGCCTGCAAGATCGGGACAAGACCTTCCTCAAGGAAGTTGGCTCCATACATCCCACCAACAGTCTTGACGATGCCCCTCGCACCCGGCTGCGCGAACCATTGCGCGACACCGGTCTTGGCAAGTTTCTTGGCAACACCAGCGCCGATCCACTCGGTCACGCCTTCGATCGCCGCGCTGGTGAGGCCGGCTGTCACCTTCTGAAACTGGTTGTAGTCGCCAGTCGTCAGGCCGGCAGCGAACGCCTGCTCGTACTCGTCGATGCCCCCGCCGTAGCCCTGCAAGCCCATCGCAGCAATGCCGACATACGGGCTGGCCGCGAACGCAGCCGCGCTGTACGCGCCGCTGCCGACCGCCATACCGATGTTGCCGGCGATGCTGCCCTCGGGGATCGCCTTGGCAGACTCGCGCTGCGCTCCACTCCAGAATGCGTCCGGCCCATACGGCATCAGATTGCTGGCACCGCGAATCGTGCTGATAACGCCCTGCGTCACGCCAGCCTTGATGCCCTCGCCGAACATTCCGACGACGCCGGTCTCGGCCATCTCGGCCTCGCGAGCCACATCCTGCTGTTCCGACTCGCGCTGAATCAACTTGTCAAGGAAGCCGATCTGTTGCTGCTTCAGATCCGCCTCTTGCGGGGTGAGGATGCCAGACGCAAGTTCCTCTTCCAGTTCGTTGCGCGTGTAGATCGTCTTGGCCCGGTCGATGAACTTCGTCACATCGCCGAACTCTTCAACCACCCCGCCAATCGACAGAAGATTGGTAGGGTCAATGCTGCCGGCCATGTCGGCGAACGCACGACCAAGGTCCATGAACTTCCGGTCCTCGGCGGATCGCTGACCAAGAGCCTTCTTGCTCCTCCGGTACTGATCCAGCGACTCGGCCAGTGGGTCAGTGCCGTCAGGCTGCGGGAAGAACGAGAATTGGCTCATGTTCAGTTTCCAGAGATTGCCGCGTATGCCTCTTCGATCAGTGCAGGATCGACGCCGTACTTCCCAAGATGCTCAGGCCCGTTCGCCTGCATCTCATTGTATAGACGTTCGATCATCTTGAACGCCGTTGCGCGTTCATTCTGGTCGCTGCTGCGAAGACGTGAGAAGTACGGATTCTGGGCAATCACTTCCAGCGCATTGCGACTGCGGCTTGAGAGTCCACGCATGTCAGCGGGGGCAGGCTGCGCCGACTTGCCGGTCGCGGGCTTTGCCGATGCCGTCGGAGCAGCAATCTGCTGGTCAATCATCAGGCCTCCACGGACACGGGCGATCGCATCCATGATGACCTCGACATCCTGCTCGCCAGCCGGACCCCAGCCCATCGCGCCGGAGACCTCGTTGAACCGCTGCATGAACTGCTGGAACGTGTTCGCATCAGTAGAGCCGTTGGTGACAGATGGAAGCGCAACCGGGCGAGTCATGCCGGGGAGCAAGCCCTGACGCATCGCATCGACGACCATCGCCAGAGCCATAGGGTTCTGCTGCTGCATGGCCCACATCGGCATAGTCATCGTGCGCGGTGTGATCCGGTCGCCCTTGGGGCGCATCATCAACATCGCCATATTCACGGCATTGGCCGCGTTCTGGTTGCCCTGCTCCGACAAAGCAGCAGCGTGCCTTCCGAAAGTCATGGTGCGCCCATCAGCCTGAGCGTCGTCGAGGGCAGACATGGCCTCTGCGAACGACGACGGCACTTCCTGACCACGGTAGACCGTGTAGTCCTCGCGGCCAGCGCGGGCCTTGATGAACGACTGCAACCCAGTCATCGCCATACCGGGGTCCATGTCGTACAGCATCGTCAGGTACTCGCCGACGATGGGATCCTGACTCTCGGTGACACGCGCAGAAAGGGCGCGGAACTGGCCGGCGAAAGCCTGCTTCTTGGCATCGAGTTCGCGCTGCTGTCGCAACTGGGCGCGAGCGTCGTCTCGGCTCTGGATCATTCCCATCCACTGCGGGAAGGTGACCTTGATGACCTGCTCCTGACCATCCTCGTCGGTGAACGAAACGGCTGGCGTTCCACGCACAGTGCCAAACCGCAACATTTCCAGCCCCTGAACATCGCCATTCTCGATGCCCGCGACAGCCTTACCAAACGACGGTGCGCCGGCAATGTTCGGATCACCGACCGCCCAAGTCGGATTGCGGTTCAGGCGGTTCATCGCCTCGTCAATGCGATCCATGAACTCGCGGTTCTTCTCTTCGAATGACTGCTGAGGCGGCTGCGACGATGGCCCGCCCTGAAACATTCCGTCCTGTCCGATCTGGTTTGGTACGAGTTTCATGGTGCCTCAGAAAGAAATACGGAGTGCCGCCGTAAGACGTTGGCGCAGATCATCGTCCATGCGTCGTCGTTCCACGGCGCTGAACGGATTGGCTGCGGTGTAAGCCATCAGACCCTTGCTGACAGAGTCGGTCGGGACTCCCATGCGGAAGCCCTCCATCTCGCGAAGCGCACGGAACGCATCCTTGTCATCTTCGTACTTGATCTTCTCGTAGGTGATTTCTGACTTCGCAACAGCGGCAGCCTCTTCCGGCATGAGGCTCATCTTGCGTCGCGCCTCGCGGGTCTGTTCTCCGCGCTGCATGGTTGCCGCCATCGCCTCGCCAACACCGCTCAGTGGCCGGCTTGGGTCGCCCTGATAGGACGCGAGGCCAGCGGCGATGCCACGGAACATGTCGGGCGCGACCTTGTTGTATGCATCACCAAGTTGCGACATGAACGACGGCGATGTTGCACCCGGTGACGGCTGAGATGATGCGCGTGCCGCTGCGCGATCACTCGGGTTCCCCTCGCGATCCTCCGGAAGAAGGAAGTCTTGGTATGGAACCTGAGTCAGTTGAGACTGGAATCGCTTGCCTGTCATGGCAGCCGAAGCCATCTTGCTGATCATTGCTGGATTGACGTAGGCCATGTTGTTCTCCTCTGTTTATCCGCCACCACCACCACCACCACCCATGCCGCCCATTCCTCCGAATCCGCCGCCCATCATTCCCATTCCAGCACCCATCAGGGCATTGCCAATCTGCTGGTGGAATGCACCACGGTTCTGGGCAATGTTCATCTGGGCATTGAACGGGATGGTCAGGGCAGCCTCCTGATACTCAAACGGAGAAATCAGTTGGCTCTGGCGATAGCCCATGAGATTGGATTGCATCGATGACATGAGGCCAAGCCGCTGACCAGCGAAGCCCTGCTGCATTCCGGCCAACGCACTGGCATACGACGTACCCATCTCTGCCAGTCCAGTTGTCATTCTCTGCCGGAGATCGCTAACTCCACTTGCCTGAGCCTGCGCCAAAGCCGTGCTGCCAGATGCAATCTGATTCTGGTAGTCAGACAACCCTTGGACCTGCATTTGACCAAGAGTCATGTCGCCCTGCGCCATGCGCTCCCTCAGCGCCGCTTCAGCAGATGTCTGCGACTGTGCAAGCGAAACATCGCCCTGAGCCATTTGGCCGCGCAACGCCATTGCAGCCTGAGCCTGCGCCTCGCCAAGGCTGATATCGCCCTGAGACATGCGCTGAAGGATTTCAGAGATGCCAGCGGCCTGCGCTTGACCAAGGGACGTGACGCCCTGCGTTTGAGCCTGCCGAATCGCAGCCAACTGGCTCGCATACTGCTCTTGAATCACGCCACGCTGCCGTGCGCCCTCCGATTGGCGAGCCGCAACAACACCTTGTCCGAATGAAGTGAGTCCAAGACCGCTGAATGCATTCGCAGCCTGCTGTCTGGCTACATTCTCAGCCGTCGCCTGATCGACGCTGGCAAGCATGTTCTCGCGACCGGTTGCAGCCTCGCGATACACCTCTTCCATGCCGGCTCGATATTGGTCAATCATCGAGCCATACCGACCCTCAAAGTCTGTCCTAGCCCGCTCCATGCCAGTCCGGTACTGATCTCGCAGCCCGCCGTACTCTCCCTGCGTTGCCGCAAGGTTCGCCTCCATATCCGATCGGTACTGGCCGCGCATTGCCGCGTATGAAGCGGACAAAGGATCGAGAGCAGCCTGCATGTCTCGGCGATATGACTCACGCAGACCCTGCATCCCAGCACCGAACTCCGATGCGCCCTGCTGCATTTGCGACAGGTATGAAGACCGAATGCTGTCGTATGCCCCCTGAAATTGCGAGATGTTCTGCTCGTATCCCTGACGGTACTGATCGGTGTTGGCCTGCCGATCGGCGATGAAACGATTGAGGATCTGGTCGCTCGACTGCTGCTGGTAATCGAGGAGAGGCTGGTAGAAGCCCGCCGTCTCACTTCCAAGGGTTCCGTAAGCAGCGCCGACCTGAGTGCCAATCCCGCGCAAACCAGATTGCAACTGCTTGATCTGACTTGTCATCGCCTTGCGGGACTTTTTCTGGCCTGCATACGACAGAGCGCCACCGCCTCCGATGCCTATCGCCGCAGCAATCGCTTGGAATACCATCAGGTTACCTCTCTCACGTTTCGCCTCATGCCAACAGCGTCAACCAACACGGACGCACGCTCAAGCGCCCACGGGTATCCCTGACTGGCAATCTGCATGTAGAGCGCACCGGCACGCACGCGGCACCGGAAGTGATTGTTGTTGCCCTCATACAACTCGCCTAGAGCAAGGTTCTCGGCCTCGATCAACACGCCAGCAATGGTGGCCGTGTCATCTGACTGGAGTCCTGCTGCGGTCGTAACTCCGTCTGGGACGAAGAAATACTCACCGACCGTCGGGTCTGTACTGTACACCCCACTGATGGCCTGTTGAGCGTAGATCCGGCTGTTTGTATCTGTGTGGTAGATCAGCCAACGCTCGGCGCTATCAAAGGTGTCACGCTTCAGATAGTACTCGGCGTCCGGCGAAGCACCGTCGTACACCCGGCTCTCGGGGTCAACGAACGTGCTGCGGGCCTCGTACAGCCCGAACTCGGACGGGGCATAGGCACCGTCCATGTAGTCCGTGATCGACGCCGGCGTGGCGTCGTCACCGTCAACCGTCGAGGCGAACGACGAGGTGGACGCCGCGCCGCCGTCCACGATCGGCTCGTCGCCAAGAACCACCCGGACGGTCGTCAGGCTGGCAGCGATCGCCTTCTCAGCCGTGTCGCCGTAACTCAGGGCCAGCGTCGGGCGGGGCAGGTTGCCCTTTACGTCTAAGTCTGGCAGGTGTTCTTCGCTGTTCAACTCGACCAGAACTTCCCTGACCATGACCCGGGTGCCAAGGTCGCCAATGACCGGACCCAGCGTCAGGTTGGACAGCACCCGGCGATCGACCGACTGCTCAGCCGTCGGAGGGGTGTAGGTGCCACCTTCGTTGCTGTTGTATCCGCTGGCGGGGTAGCCGTCGATGCCGGAGATGATCCGATAGTCAAAGTACCCAATCTTTCCATCGGCGCTGCCCATCAGGGCCACGGGCGTGCGACCGTCAGCCACGACCGCCTGACACGTCGTAAGTGCGCCATAGAACGCCGGCTCGTACAGACGCTGCGGGAAGAACCCGCCGGTCTGCTCGCTGTAGAACAGGTGGACGCTGACCGACGGCTGGTCGCGACGGGTCAGCCAGATCCAGACCCCGCGCAACTCAACGTCATACGTCAGCAGGACATCCAAATCCTCCCACTGGGTCTTGCTGAAGAAGGCATCCAGCACGTTCAGGCTGATCAACTGCGCTCGGTCGAGGCTGAAGTCGTTCGGCGTGACCCGGTACAGCCCCTCGTACCCAAGGATGTAGGCGATCTTCTCAGGCCCGTAGCAGAACGCACGCGGGCCAACGATGCCGATGTTCCTCGACAACGTGATGATCTGCGGGTCGCCAAGCGCAGGGTCAACCGTCAGGTAGGACATCGAACGCTGGCCGGCGAACAGCAGGCCGGTGTTGCCAAGCGGGATCAGCGCCACGATCCGGTCGCCAAGAGTGCCGTATTCAGAACTACCACCAGCGATAGCGTCCGTGACGCTGGCTGATGGATTCCAGTCTTCTGGGTTGTCGATGTGCGACATGAACCAGTTGGTTTCTGCGTCAGCCACGCCGGCCAACACGATGCGTGCCCCATACCGCGCTACTAGAGTGGCGTAATTGCTCGTGCCGCTGACCGTGACCTTGATGTGGTTGTACGGATCAGACCACTTCTGCACTTCCGGCACCGTCAGGCTGATGTCAACCTTGACGTAGTTGATGCCGTCGCATAGGTAGACGTAGTCGTTGAACTGCACGCCCTCGACCGTGCGAACGCTGGCGTTCAGCGCCGGCGTGTTCACTGGTGCCGATAGACCGCCGGCGATCGAGCAGACCGTCGGCACGCCGCCCTGCTCAAGGTAGTACACCACGCCGGCCTTGACGATGATCGTGCGGTCCTTGATCACCGTCTTGAGTGCGCCAGACGCGCCCGTGTAGGCAACACAGCGCACCATGCACTGGATCGGTCCAGCGGAACCGAACTCGTAGATCGGGTTGAATCCAGCGCGTGACGAGAGCCGCATCCTCCGACGCCCTTGGTCCACGGGCATCACATTGAGGATGTCCTGCGAGAACCCCGGGGGTACGGACGAGAACTGAGTATCAGTCGTCCAGCCCTTGTACGGGAGGTTGGCTCCGATGTAAGGCATCAGGCAGCCACTTCAAATACAAGCCAAGGATTAGACTTTAGAACAGTAGTACATGTTTTGTTAGAGGAAGTTGATGTTGCCGTTAGGGTGATCGTGTAAGTGGACGCTCCGCCAATGTTGGTGTGCAAGATCATCAAGTCGCCCGAAGCGATAGCAGTTCCGGCACCACCACTCCCAGTCGCATTGATGGTTTCGGTAATAGTTCCATTCGACGCAATTGTCACCGATCCACTAGCATTGGACGCAACCGATATCGAAACAACTTGGGTCTGGCTACTAGTATTGCCATTCGCGGCTAAGACATAATATGTCCCGCTTTGACCCGAAAGGGAAAAGGGATAAGCGTTTGAACCAACGCACTGGATCAAGACCGTAGACCCAACAACTTGCGGCGTGTAACTAAGGGTGCTTGTTCTGGACTGGTTTGCAGTTTGATTCTGGAAGTCAACGCTGCTGTTGTAAATAACAGAAACATTGATCAGGCTTCCCGTCGGTAGATTGGAACGCGCCAGTTTACCCGCCAGACTGGTAGTGCCGGAAACAGTCAAATTGCCGCCAACCGTCATGTTTTTTCCAACGGCAACCGTTCCGCCATCCGCATCGCCGATGTTGACGTTCGTCGTGGAACCAGCAGCGCCGCCAGTGCCGATGTTGATCGTCTTGGTAAGGCCGTTTCCGGTCGCCCCGGTACCGATGTCGATCGTCTGAGCAGCAGTTGCGTTGTCTGCAATGCACACCGTCGTGGCCGCCCGACCAAGCGTGACAGTGGCGGCATTGGTTTCAAACACGTTGCCAGTTGGGCTGGTGGTCGTGATGTCGCCGCCATTGACCGCGAGGTCGAGGGCCAGCGTGGTATTGCCCGTGACCGCAAGAGTTGACCCGACCGTCGCGGCACCAGTGATTGCCGTCGTCGCGTTGCGAATCGTCGCCGTGCCAGTAGTAGCGCCGATGCTGACCGCAGTCGCCGCCTGACCGACATTAAGCGTGGTGGCGTTGGCGTTGAACACCGTTGCCGTGCCGGTGCTGGTGGTCGTGATGTTGCCCCCGTTGACGGCGAGATCGCCGGTCAGCGTGGTGTTGCCAGTAACAGCAAGAGTTGACCCGACCGTCGCAGCGCCAGTGATCGCCGTCGTGGCATTGCGAATCGTCGCCGTGCCAGTAGTAGCGCCGATGCTGACCGCAGTCGCAGCCTGACCGACATTGAGCGTGGTGGCGGTAGCGTTGAACACCGACGCTGTCGTCTGGTTCGTCGTGATGTCGCCCCCGTTGACCGCGAGGTCGCCAGCAACAGTTACCGTGCCGGCACCGGTTCCGACATTGATAGCCGTAGCAGCCCCGCCGACGTTGAGCGTGGTGGCGGTAGCGTTGAACACCGACGCTGTCGTCTGGTTCGTCGTGATGTCGCCGCCGTTGACGGCGAGATCGCCGCCCAATGTCGAGTTCCCGGTTACGGCAAACGTCCCGCCGACCGTCATGTCCTTCCCTACAGCAACCGTGCCACCATCAGCATCGCCGATGTTGACGTTCGTCGTGGAGCCGGTAGCACCACCAGTACCAATGTTGATCGTCTTGGTAAGGCCGTTTCCGGTCGCCCCAGTACCAATGTCGATCGTCTGAGCGGCGGTCGCGTTGTCTGCGATGCACACCGTCGTAGCCGCTCGGCCAAGCGTGACCGTGGTAGCAGTGGTTTCAAACACGTTGCCGGTTGCACTGGTGGTCGTGATGTCGCCGCCATTCACGGCGATGTCGCCGGAAAGGGTCAGATTGCCAGTGAATGGCGTCTGGATAACCTCAACCCAAGAGGACCATGCGCTACCAGACCAGACTCTGGTGAACCACTTGTTCGTCGTCAGCGTCTGGAGCGTCATTAGGAAACGCTCGTTTCCTGAGCCGCTAGCGCCGGTGTAGTCGAACTTGGCAACCGTCACCATCAACTGGCCGTCGGTCGCCGTAAGCAGCCCGGACGGCTCGTTCGTCACGCTGCCGGCACCAAGGATCAGGTACTTGCCGTTGCCGTTGTTGCGAAGAGCAGCAGCGTCGAGATCAGTGACCGACGTGCCGCTAGGGTTGTTTCGGATCGGCTCGGTGCCGCCTGCGTACTCAAGGTTCTGCCACTGCTGGGAGCCGTCGCCGATCTTGAACAGCAGCGTGTCGGTCTCAAAGCCGATCTCGCCAGCCGCAAGCACTGTCGTGCCTGAAGTGGTCCAGTTTGCTGCGGTGTCTCGACGTACTTGAATACGGGTTGCCATGACTATCTCCTAGAACCCCGCTCACCCCCGGGTACGGGGGGAGCAGGGCAGAACGGGGGTTCTCACTTCTTCTTGAACGCGCTGACCGGCCAGATGTGCGCCAGCAGATAGCCGGCACAGAACGTCAAGCCTGCGAACCAGATTGAGCCCAGAAGGCTCTCGATGCTGCCAATGATCATCATCACTTGCTCCTACGCTTCGGGATCAGACTCCTGAGCAACGCGCCCAGAGATGTTCCGATCCCCGTATGCACCAGCATAAACGCGGCAAGGGCCATCAGCCCCAAACCGACCACAAGACTGATCAGACTTGACCACCAAGGCGTGGTGTCCTTCACAGACGGCAGGCTGCCAACGATGTCCGTGGTCTCGGCGTGGATTTCGCTGGACAACACCATGATCTCGTCCGCCTTGCCAGTGACATCAGACACCACCAGACGGGACGCCTCGATGCGCTCGACGGCCTTGCCCGGATCCTGCTGCTCGCCGGCCAAGTAGCCGTGTGCGGCGGCCAGATTCTCGTCGATCTGTCCGGCCAAGACGGTCAGTTCGCGGGCCTTGTCGGTGATCGACTGGGCCTGACTGCTGATGGCCGACGCGCTGTCGGCAATCTCCTGCGTGCCGCTGGAGCAGGAGCAGAGCAGGAATGCCAGAAGCAGGAACCTCACTGGCGTTCCTCCAGACGGTCGATCCTGTCTCGGAGTTCTGCAATCTTCTCGGCGTGGTGGAGGCTCGTCTGGGCGCTGGCCGCAACCGTCTTGGCGAGATCACCGGTGATCTGCCGCAACTCGACGATGTCAGCCTGCGCCCGGGAGAATGACTCGTCACGCCGGCCAAGCATGATGCACACGCTGGCGAAACCAGTGACCAGTGTCGCCAAGGTGCTGTAGAACCGAATGTTGTGTTCCGACTTGATGTTCATTTGAAAACTCCAGACTCCCTCTTGTACATGCACATCGCACTGACATTTGCGAGAACCGCAACGCCAGCAGCAATATGAAGGCTGACATACTTCCATCCGTAATTCCTAACCAAGATGGTCGCAGGCGAAGCGTGTGATGAGGTCGTGCTTGAAACCAACCCCTCCGCCGGCATCACGTCGTAGTGCTTTGGCAGCGGAACAATTCCAAGCCCGCCATCTGCATCAGATGCAGTCGTGACGCCGATTCGCTCCATCGGCTTGAACAATGTTCCGGGCAACAGCGGATGCTCTATCGTAGACGCATATTGCATCACGCTCATGCCAGCACGGGCGGACTGGTAATGAGTAATCGCCATTCCGATCCATGCATTTGCGCTGATGCTCCAGTTCCATCCAATCAACTGAAACTTCAAATCACCAAGAACGGAGGCCGTTGAAATGAACGGAATGATCGACATCTGGGCGCAATCCAGAGTGTCAATTACGATAGATGGATACGGAAGGTCTGGATCGTTTAGTCCAAGAATGACCTTGGACTGAAAATCGGCGTCGCTCAAAGCGAACGATGGGACAACAAGCGACAACGATGCGATCGGACCTACGCTCCTCGTCATCACCGTTGGGTGAAACTCCCAGTCTCGTAGCACCGGCGAATCTGGAGTGATAGACAATCCCATGATTCACCTGATGATTTGGTTTGTGTTGGCGTAAAAGCAACGGAAATTGCATGTGTACGCCGTAGTGGCCGCCTGCCGAAGATGGAGAGTCAGATACTTCCACCCATAATTGTTGACCTGAAGGACGGCGCTTGACGCCGCAAGTATTGAGGCATTGGCGGCCCGAAGACCTTCGACAGGCAAGTACTCGTAATGGGACGGAAGCGGGACAACTCCTCCGTCACCATCGTTTGCTGTAGTTGCTGTAACGCCAAGCAAACCAAAAGCCTTATAGGTAATCCCATCAAGAACTATGCCACCACCGGAATCAAAGGTGTTTGTGGCATTCACAGCCGTAGGGCTGTGCGTTATCGCTTGACAGATCCATGAATTGGCGGGCCGGCTAAAGGACCATCCAAGTACCTGAAACTGGAACGTAGCCGACCCGGTGAACTCCACCAACGGCATGATGAGCGTTCGACCAGCGTTTTCGCAGTCAATACAGATTGTTGGCTGAAGACCAGCGCCACCACTGATCAAGGACTGGAACACAGCGTCCTTCATGTGGAAATCGACAACGGTCTGTCCAATCACACCAGCACCAGATCCAGCCTGCGAAACAACAGTCGGATGGACTTGCCACTCGATCTGCTGTGCTGCTGATGGTGTGACGGATACGCCCATTGGTCAACTCAAGACGGGTTCTGGGTGAACCTAGGAAGGATGCTCACGCCATACCCAATCTCATATGACGGGCGCAGACGACCTATGTCTCGTTGAAGAATCCCGTCCTTGGTCAACGCGCCGGCCAAGATTGGTCCGGCGTCGATCTCGACCAGACGCTGTGACAGTCCCTCGTCTTCATACGCCATGCCGAAGGCTCGGCAGTACTGGATGAAGAGCGAGTCGCAGTACTTGGGGATCGGGATCTCATACGAGTCAGCAGCACCACTGGCAATCTCCACCCAGCCGGCGCGGTAACGCACGGCGAGAGCATCGGTTGCGGCAGCAGTCGGGGTCGGGAAGAGTTCAAGTCGTGCCGGGTTCAGGGCAGAACCGGCAGCGTTGGCGACACGGGACAGGCACGCATAGGTGACGCCGTGGCCCCCGCTGTCGATGCCGATCTCCCGCAGGTTCTGTAGGTGGTCCGGCGTGACCAACTCGATGTTGAACCCGATGTTCTCGCGGTTGATCAGGCTGATGATCTCCTCAACGTCTGACGGGAGGGCTACATAGTCCTGATTGGCGACGAGGCTGATGAGCGTGCTGGTCCGTTCCCTGAACCGCCACGGGCGCTGGAACAGGTACTGGCCGGCTTGGTTGACGACTTCTGCCAGACGTTCGGCGTTGGTCTGACCAGCAGCAAGGCTGGGGTACCCGCCGACGGCGAGCAGGACGTGACGCTTGACCTGTGCGAAGGTGGGCATGGGAAGCGGCTGGCTGAGGTTTCCCCCAGCCAGCCGGGATTGTTGGGATCAGAACCGATCAGGCGATGTCGCCGTACATCCAGATGTCGTGGGGCAGAAGAACATCGATGACTGCCGTTCCACTAGCCAGAGCCTGCAAGGCGATGCCAGCGGGATAGGTAGAGGTCGATGCGCCAGTCGAGTCAATAAGGCCGCCGGAGGCATCGGCGATGCCAAGGACGCTACCGATCGCGACCGCACCAGTGGCAGTGGTCTTCACCTTCGCGGTTCCACCAAACTGAACGATCACTTCGGTGTTGTTGGCACCCGACGAGGAGCCAACGTCAACGACAGCACCAAGGTATCCCGGGGTGCTGGCATTGCCGTCCGCCTTGACCACGTTGGCGAACGGGGTGAGACGGGACTGGGCGATGGTGGTAGCGGGGTACACCACGCCGCTGTGAGCGAACGAGGTCACGACGAGGTCGCCGACGACGAGAGCGCCGCCGCTGCGGTTGATGACACGGGCAGTTTGGCCGTGGGGCTGGACGCCGAGGTCACTGTTGCTGGGAGCAAAAAGCATGTGTGTTGATTCCTTGTGTTGGAGTTATGGGGGGGCTGGTTGTCCAGCCCCCCCCTTGTGAGTGAGTTGACTTCGATCAGGACACGCTGATCGGAGCGACGATGCCCTGACGCTGACGGCTGTTGCAGAACAGGTTCCACCAGCAGTCCACCACCTGAACGTAGGTGAACGGCTGGTTGGGGTGACGCAGCACTTCGTGCTTCTCGAAGTAGCGGCGATTGTGGAAGATCGGCGTCAGGTAGTTGCCGTTGACCCACCAGTAACGAGGACCGGGATCGGTCGCCGAAGCCTCGGTTGCGTATCCGGTCATCGCGGCAAGGTTTTGGGCAGCAGTGGTGCGAGTACCGCCACCGCTCGGGAACAGAGCCGCCGTGTCGAGGTTGGAGCAGTACATCAGTTCGATGCCGCTGTAGGTCGGAGCGTTGTACGCCGGATCCTGATACGACACCAGCGTGTCATTGCTGGCACGCAGAACCTGCTTGTACTGGTTGATGCCCAGACGCGAGCAGAGGATCATCTGCCGGTTCATCGAGGGCTTCTCAAAGTACTCGGCGCGGGTGCTGGGAGTACGGAAGTCCAACTTGAGGAACATCTCGTCGAACGCCGTCAGAAGACCGCCGATGTACGCAGAGTAGGTATCTGAACCAGTGCGGACATTCTCGATGTTGGCCGTCAGAGCGAGCGGAGCGTTGGGATCGGCACTCGCTGGAGCCGGGTCGTAGTACGAGATCTGGTTCGACCAGCGAGTCTCCGACGATGGGGCGAGGTTCATCACGTTCGTCCAACCGAACGGAGCGTCACCGCGCTGATCAGCACCGAACGGGCTGCCGGTCATCGGGATCTCAGTGATGAACGCCGGAAGGCTGTACGGCAGTTTGCCGGCGTTGCCTTCCATTTCGGCGTTGTTGTTGAGCGTCGTGGCCCACAGGTCGTTCTCAAACCCGTTGGTCAGCGAGGTCCACATGCGCTGCTCCTTGATCCGCTTCAGGCGCTTGTACTGCGCCTTGACGTAATCGCGGGTCGAGCCGGAGCCGCTGTTGAGTTCCACTTCGTGATCGGTCCACGCCATGTGGTCGATCGAGAAGCGCCACGGCGCACGCACCGTGTCGGTCACGTTGGCGTTGCGCCATGAGAACGTGTCGTTGGGAAGGTAGTGATCGTAGGTCGATGCGTCATCGAACATGATCACGTCGCGGATCTCGTTGCCGCCCTGCACCGTGGCTTCGCTGGTCTTCTCCTTGAGAAGGCGGCTGAAGGCGTAGGTGTTCTTGACGGCCTCGTTGATCACCTGATCGGCGCTGGTCAGGTAGGTGGGACCAGTCGCATTCATGAAGTCGTTGAAGGTCTGAATCGGGGTTCCGGGCATTACTTGTTCACTTTCGTGTCAGTCGCTTGGCTTCGGAAAGGCTTCGCCCTTCAAGCAGTGCTTCCAGAACTGCGTCCTCGGCGTCGGCGGGCGTCGTGGGACGCTCGTTCCTGCCTACGGTCGGTCGTGCTGTCGGCTGTCCTACGCGCCGGGGATCCCGGGCCGGACCTGCAATGTTGGCGAAAGCCTCCTGCGCCAAGTGAATCATGGTTGGGTAGGTACCGGGCTTGCTTCGCCCAAGACGATCCATTTCGGCCAGCACCGCGTTCGCGTCAACCGGGTTCCCGTATTGACCCTGAACGAACGTGATGGCCTGCTCGACTTGGGTTTGCAGCCCACGCAACTGCTGCTCCTGCTGTTGCAGGCGCAACTTTGAGACCTCTTCGGACAGCGCCGTGTAGCGCGGATCCTTGGAGTCCTCGTCCGATCCTGCGTCGTCGTCGTCCGTATCCGGCTTGCCACGGGGGTTGTCGGATTCCTCGTCGAAGGATTCCAGTTCCTCGTCGCCAGCCTTGCGCCCGGACTTCAACTGGGCATTCTCGGCTTCAAGCGCCTTCATCCTCTTGCCGTACCCATCCACGTCTGTCTGACGCTTGCCGGCCTTGCCGGCCCACGCCATCAGCGTGTCCTTGGACACGGACTTGAGGATGTCATCAGGCACACCATCGCGCTTGAGAATCTGGTATGCCCGATCGAGATCAGCATCTGGCTTGACCGGAGCAGGTTCCTCCTTCTGCTCCGACTCACCGAACAGTCGATCCAAGACCTCGTCGTCTGCGTCCCTACCAAGGGGTTCGCTCGTCACGGGATCAGCAACAGGCTCTTCCGCCGCTGCCTCGACTGGATTCTCGATCTCTGCCTCGACCTTCGGCTCTTCTGCCTCGGTCACTCCGTCCTTGGGTTCAGCCACGCTGTCCTACTCCTTCGCATACCCGTGCCTCGCCATCACCTCACGTTCATGCCTACGAGACATGATCACTGGCTTGCCTTGGCTGTTCGTCGTGCATCCCTCAAGGTTGCGAGGAAGCGACGCCGACACATACGGGTACTGGGAGCGGTTCGTGGCTGGGTCGATCTGGTAGTCAGCGACCACCCTCGTCAACACACGGCCATCCACCTCGACGGTTGTGCCAATGCTGGGAGCCTCAGACATCGAGTACATCAACTCGACAGTCTCGCCAGTGGCCTCGTCGATAAAAGGGTACATGGGCATCAGCGCCTGCCCTCAACTTCTGAAATAATTTCTTGCATGGATCGGGGCTTGGAAGCCCCTCCCTGAGCGCCGGCGGCGGCCTGCTGGGCCTGCGCCCGCATCTGCTGCACGGCACGCAGGTCGATCATGTCGCCCAGATTGGGCATATTCATCGCGTTGCCGACCACCGACAGCACCTGCTTCCAGTCCACATGCGGGGCAGCCACCACCGCCTGACTGATGTTGCCGATGACCTGAAGCAACTCGACCGATCGGCGCTGGAGCAGCCCTTCGCTGACCCGCTCCATGCTGTACGCCTCCACGTCGATGTCGAGGTCGTCGAACACACCAACCATCGCCAGCGACGAGAAGATCGGCTCCGGCTCGCCCATGATGGCAATCCCGTCCTCGCCGACCGGGAACACCACCTTCTCGTCGTAGAACATGAACCAGCCCACCGACCGGAGGCACCGATTCACAGACTCCTGAAACTGTCGCTTCAGGTGGCTGATCCGAAGGCCGCTGGAACTCTCCGCCACCTGCACCTCGGTAGCCGTGGCATTCCCGCTCACATTGCCGCGCATGGCGTCGTGGATGCCGGACACGCGGTCCAGACGGTCCTGAGCCATCGAAGCATACTGAACCTGCTGCGCCGTGATCCCGCCGACCTCGATCGTGCGGAGCGCATCAGGATCAAGGTTGTCCGCCAGCACCACATAGAGATCCTCGCGGTCGCGGATGTCCTGTGCCATCTTGGCGTTGCGTGCGTCCACCGCCAGCAGGCGCTTGTACGCGCTGGCGCTGTACCGCATGTTCCGCAGGTGCATGTTCACGTCGTCGATCTGCGGCATCAGGGCCATGATCGGCGACAACGGGTACGGATCGTCAGGCACCGTATACGCACCGAATACCGTATACGGCCCGGTCCTCGGCCCGTAGTACGGACGGGGCGCACGCGCCATACCCATGTTCGCCTTCTTGCCGCTCTCGGCCTGACCCTTCACCACCGTGTAGATCGTGCCGTTGAACATCGCACGATCCGTCACGGCGTCGATCAACTCCGCAGCCTCGTCGTGCAGTTCAGGCACCCACACCTCGTACACCACCAACTCCTTGCGGTCGGGGATGTTGCGGTCGATGTCGGTGTCGTCACGGACATCGCTGACCCCGGTGTTGGCGGCAACACGCTCGATCACGTCAGTGTCCCAAGTCTTGTCAGACTCGGCACTTGCGAGCAGGTCGTCGCGGTCGGTGATCCAGCAGTGGCCCATGTACCGGGCCTCGTCCAAGTGCGTTGCAGCAGGGTCAACGAAGAACCGATCCGGGCTGATCCGGTACACCCGGGGCAGGTACGGATCGGTCGTCAGGCTCGTCACATAGCCCTTGCGCGGCTCGTTCACGGTCAGCGCCACCCCGTAGGCCAGCAGCATGTCCGTCGCAATCCGCTCAAGGGTGTTCCGCACGCCGACCATCTTGCACCACCGGTTGATCCCGATCTGCAACACCCCGGCAGCCTCCGACTGGCTGACCGGCCTAGCGCTCTTCACGCGCACCGTCGGGTTGTCATGCACGATCCGGGGCAGCAACAGGGCGATGTACTCAAGGATGAAGTTCTCCGGGTCGTCCATTTGCTCCCGCGACTCGCGGTAGGACGGCCCGTGGAAACGCTCGATCAGGCTCTTCCACTCCACAAGATGGGTGTCGCGGAATGATTCCGCGCTCTCGATCTCGCGCACCAGAGAAGCCAGATCGAACTTCATCATCGCTTCTTGCCCTTCGGTCCACCCTTGCCGCCACCCTTGGCTCCGCCGTAACCGCCGCCCTTCGCGCCGTCACGGCCACCGTTCTTGCCACGGCGGCTCGACGCGCATCCACCACTCTTCTTGCCGTACATCACGACTTCCTCCTGCCCTTCACGGGCGCGAAATCCTTGGACTCTCCGATCCTAGGCATCAACGCATTGATCTGCTCCATCAGCAAATCACGGTCAACGCCTGCAACATAGAACGCCTTGCCGGAAGACCAAACGGTCATCCGTTCGTCATTGCCCTCGATGCGGTCGATCGCATCGACGGGAAGGTAGACACATCCAACCTTGACGATCACTTCGTACCGCCGCCAGCCTGAAGTTCAACGTTACCGTTGGCATACGCAGCGCGGGTCGCCTTCATGGCCTTGCTGCTGCCGGTGCGCTTGGCCGTCGCGAGGACGCCACGCTTGCCAGCAACCTTCTTCGTCATCCGACTCTTCGATCCGGTCTTCTTCTTCATCGCATTCCTTGCGCCGATTCCGTCGGCTTGCGGTCGCCCGTCTTGGGCCGAATCACTCTACAAACGACACGCCACGGCCCCGTGCCGCAACATGGATTTAGTTCGCCTCCGTGAAGGTCGCGATCAGCCGCATCCCATCGTGCTTGGTGTCGGCCATCGTCAACTTCATCCACATCGCACCCTGCGGCTTCGGCGGCTTCCCGGTCTCGACGTGCCATCCACCCCAGCCGTCGTCCCACTCTTGCTTGTAGGAGGGCGTCCGAACATGGTGCTGCTCCGTCAGGCCAATCCGGTAGTCACCCTTGGCTGTGACCAATCGCTCCCTCATCAACTTGACGTGCCAGTGGTCGTGCGTGTGGCCGCTCACCACCACGTCAGCGTCAGGAAGCCACGACGCCATCCGCCGGGTCGTCAAGACCCCGTGGCTCATCGGGCCACCACCCCCACTGCCGTGGAACCAACGTAGCCGGAGGTTCACCTCCGTCGTACCCCACACCCGCGCACGGAACACCACCCACCCGCCGTACCCGCTCGCAACC